ATTTGCCGTATCTCCACGGAACCAAACCAGTTCAGGGGGAACGGTCTAAGACCGTCATGACTGCTGGTGGATTCGGGCGGACTGAGCCGAGGTTGGTTACGCCGACTGCTGGGGGTCACAGTTATGGGCCTGCGATTGCTTCTTGGTCTTTGGAGCATTTGGGGCGTGAGTTGTTTCCGTGGCAGCTCGAGTGTTTGACCGGTGCGTTTACAGTTGACGACGATCTACGGTTTGTTCATTCCAAGGCTTTGGTGAGTGCTGCACGTCAGAACGGTAAGACCACGATGAACGCTGCGATTGTGGGTTGGGCGTTGTCGGAGTTGCCTCGTATTTGGGGTCGCCCGGTTCGAGTGTCTTCATCGGCGCACGAACTTGGTTTAGCCACCGAAGTCTTTGAGGAGTTACGCGAGACGTTTGAGTTGTGGGAGGAATCTGGGTTGTGCAAAGTGACGTGGGCCTACGGTCGGCATCAGGTCAAGATGGTCGACGGTTCCGTTTACAAAGTCACTGCCGCTACCGGCAAGAAGCACGGTGGCACTTGGGACATTCTGTTGCTGGACGAAATCTGGGCCATGACCGAGTCCGCAATCTTTGGTGCGTTACTTCCGTCGCAGATTGCGGTGCCCAGCCCGATGTGTTGGATGACTTCCACCGCTGGAGACGAGTCGAGCAAAGCGATGCTTAAACTTCGCGAGCAAGGGTTGAGCCTGATCGACAAGGGCGAGCAGGGTGACTTGTACTTTGCCGAGTGGAGCTTGCCGTCGGTAGATCCGCTGGACGAACGCTACTGGGGCTACGCCAACCCGAGTCTCGGGCGCACCATCACCGTCAAAGGTTTACAAGCGGCAGCTGCTGCACCAGACCGCAACCAGTTTCTCCGTGCACACTGCAACCTTTGGGTGGCGGCTGCAGCATCTTGGTTGCCTGTCGGGATGTGGGGTGACCGGGTAGCCGAAGACCTAACTCATGATGGCGGTAATTCCATCTTGGCTGTGGACTCGGCTGTGGACGACTCGAAGTACGTTGGGGTGTGGTCACGCAAGAACACCAGCGGGGAAATCCTTGTGTCGGTGCGGTTCACGACTGACAGCATCGCTCAACTGTGGGAGCAGATTGCCCAGGTGCTCGACACCGACCCGAAGGTGACGCTGGCCATCACTCCGTCGTTGGCGTTGCACTGTCCCGAGAAATACATGCGTCGCAAGATTGAGTGGGGCTACGGCGAATTGTTGAAGTGGACGCAAATTGTCAGGTCGCTTATTGGTGAGAATAAGATCAAACATGACGGTGGTGAGATGCTTGCCGAGCACGTCGGTCGCGCTGTTCTGGTTCGCGCCCAGAACTCGGTTGTGATCTCGAGCCAACGGTCACCCGGGCCTATCGAAGCTGCGCGTTGTCTGATTGCCGCCACCGCTTTGGTGTCTCGCCCGCCATCGTCCGGTCGCGTCGCTTTTGGAGTTTCTGCGTAGGTACTTGCATTTGCAACTAACCCGTGGCAGACTCACACCTAATGGGTCTGTTTACTCGTAAAGCCGAAGCGCCATCTTTTGCGTCTGCGCCTATCAAGGCTGCAGCGGGTGCCGCCAACGTCGGCAACTTTCTGTACTACCAGACAGGGTCGGACGAAATCAAAGCCTTGTCCGTTCCGACGGTGTCCCGTAGCCGTGACCTAATCGCTGGCCTTATCGGCTCGCTCGAATTGAAGCACTACAGCAAGCAGTGGATGGGCGACAACTACGAAGAGATCTATCTTCCGCTTGAGCCTTGGATGGAACGCCCAGACCCTAAGGTGTCGCGCTCATTCTTCTTCGTAAACATTTTCAGTGACTTGTTCTTCTACGGTGTCGCCTACGCTTATGTGACCCGACGTTACGCACCTCAGGGTGCTGGCGGTCAGGGTTTCCCTGCGTCGTTTACATGGCTTCCCGCAGCCAACATCTCAAGCACTAAGCAGACTGGCTATCCGCAGTACTTCGGGCCGTCCGACGAGCTGGAGTTCAACGGGCAACCGTTAGATGTAAACAACGTCATCCAGTTTGTTAGCCCTATTGAAGGCATCTTGAAAATTGGCGCTCGCGCTATCAACACCAGCATCTACCTTGACCAAGCAGCAGACCGTTACGCGCAGCTTGAAACTGTGCCGGGCTACCTGCAGCAGATCGACGGCGAAGACTTGTCTGGTGAGGATCTTGGGTCTCTGGCGTCGGCTTGGGCTAACGCCCGTAAACAGAACGCCATCGGTGCGTTGTCGCGTCAGGTTGAGTTCCGCGAATACAAGCAGAACCCGCAAGAGGTCATCTCTGACCAGCGCAAGTATCAGGCTCTCGAGATGGCCCGCCTGTGCAACATTCCCGCGTACCTTGTGTCGGCTCCGACTGAGGGCGCGTCCATGACATACCAGAACGCACAGCAGGCTCGTCAAGACCTCTATCTTTTCGGTGCCCGTATTTACCTTGACTGCATTGAGCAAACCTTGTCGGGTGACAACGTGTTACCTCGTGGCCGTTATGTGGAGTTCAACATGGAGGACTACGACGGCGTAGCCGAAGACACACCTTCTCGTTCTAATGACATGGAGGACTCAAATGATTGAGTTTGTTTCTGTACCCATCACGCTTGACGCGGCTGCAGGTGAGGAAAGCCCCCGAACGATTACGGGTGTGGCTGTACCTTGGGACACGCCTGCAACCGTGTCCAGCGGTGAGAAAGTTGCTTTTAAGCGTGGCGCTTTTGACGTCAACGCTAAAGCCCCTAAGTTGCTTGAGGGCCACGACATGACGCAACTGCGTGGCGTCGTTACCGAGATCGTCGAAGCCGATGAGGGTCTGTTGTTTACAGCCAAGTTCGCTAAGACCCGCGCAGCCGACGAAGCCATTGAACTGGTGAAGGCTGGCGCGTATGACTCGGTGTCCGTCGGTGCAATCCCGGTCAAGTTCAAGTACGACAAGTCAGGCACCATGGTCGTTAGCCAAGCCAACCTTGTCGAAATCAGTCTTGTTGCACAGCCCGCTTTTGCGGACGCTGTCATCACAGAAATCGCAGCATCCCAACCTGAAGAGGAAGAGGCTGTCGAACCACAACCCAATGACATTCCTGAGGAGGAAACCATGTCACAAGAAACCCCAGCGGTTGAGGCTTCGGCTGAGATCGTTCCGACCGCACCAATCGTTTTCGCAGCTGCGAAGCGTGAAGTCAAAATGCCAACCGCAACCGAGTACCTTGCAGCAGCAATCTCAGGTGGCGATCAGTGGCGCGCAATGAGCGAAGTCGTACGTGCAGCCGCACCAGACATCGTCACAACCGACACACCTGGTGTTCTTCCAACACCAATCGTTGCCCCTGTTTACAACAACTTCATTGGCCGTCGCCCAGTAGTTGACGCTGTTGGTGTTCGTGCAATGCCCAGCGGTGGCAAAGTGTTTATCCGACCAGAGGTGACCACACACACCAGCATCGGTGCATCCATCTCGGAGCAGTCACCAACCGCAGGCACGATGGTCGTGTTCAACAACCAAGTGACCAAGCAGATTTTTGGTGGCTATGTAAACATCTCCGAAGCCGACATCGACTGGACAGACCCAGCAATCTTGAGCGTTGTTCTTGACGACATGGGCCGCATCTACGCAAACGCAACCGACAACTATGCAGCAGACACACTTGCTTCGGGTGCATCGGTTACACGCGCATTCGCAAACGCATCATTCGCTGACGCTTCGTACTGGGCTGGCTGGGTCGGTGGCGCTGCCTCCACAATCCTTAGCTCGTCAAACGGCAACCTCCCCGGTCACTTGTTTGCAAGCCCCGACATCTGGGAAGGACTTCTTGCCTTGTCCGACACCACCAAGCGTCCGCTATTCCCACAGGTTGGACCAATGAACGCACAAGGAAACCTCGGTGTAAACCAGTACGGCGGAAACGCTTTTGGTTTGTCTGTCGTGGTGGACCGCAACTTCGCAGCTGGAACGCTCATCGTTGGTGACGCAACTGGCTACGAGCTTTACGAACAGCAGAAGGGCGCAATCAGCATCGACTCACCATCAACGCTGTCACGCACAATTGCATTCCGCGGTTACTTCGCAGCCTTGATGATTGACAACACCAAGTTCATCAAGGCCGCATTCGCCTGATCCACGGGTAGTTCGGGAAAGGGTCTGACATGGCAGTAAGCACTATCACGCATGTGCGACGCGTAGACAACTACGCGGCTGTCCAGACCCTTACCGACGCCGAGGTACAACCGGGCGACTCCGTCACGGTTGCCGCTGTAGCCATCGCTGGTTTCAACGCCACAGCCACAGTGGTCTCAACCGAACCGTTTTACCTAGACGGCGTGGACGATGAGGGGTATCTGGTCTTTGACTATGACATTCCTCGCCAGAACCAAGTCATCTATGTAAACAGCGGTTCCGACGTTGCGTACGAAGCAGAGTCTGGAACTCTGACGTATACACAGTCGGTGACATGGATTGTCGCGGCCGATGTAACTTCTTGGCTGGGCATTGACGTTGCCACCGCTAATGACACAGCCTTCGTGACCGTTTGCGTAAACGCCTCAAATGCGTGGTGTTATCGCAAGCGGCGCGAAGCTGGGTACATCGACTCAATGTCAACAGTGCCTAGCGCCGATGTCAAACTCGGTGCGACGATGTATGCCGCCACCCTTTACCGGGAGCGCGGCAGCGTCGACTCGTTTGCGTCGTTTGACTCGATGGCTATTGGTGCTTCACCGTCGGCCACGTTGGGTCGCATCATGCAGCTGCTTGGCTGTGGCAGGGCGCAGGTTGCGTAGTGTCATCGTCGGGCATCCTGTATGAGGCTGTAAACGCCTGCAAAACCGCCCTGTCTGGGTTGGGTCTTGTACCAATTACAGATCCGCGTAACGCTCGCCCTCTTTCCGTTCTCATTGAACTGCCCACTGTCACCGCGTTTACATACAACGTGGGTGACATTGAGCTGCGCCTACGCGTCTTGGCTCCTCCCCCAGGTAACCAAGATGCGGGCGATTATCTCATGCAAATCGCAGACCAAATCATGAACAGCACCATTGCGGTGACTGACTTACGACCCGGTCTTGCGAGTGTCGGCGGGCAAGACCTACCGACGTATGACCTATCCGTAGCCATTGCTGTAAAAAGGAGCTAACCATGGCAACTACAACTTTCCTGTCCAACGCGACCATCAACATCA